TTTCGTCCAGTCTTCTGGTTCTGGTTCGCCTTTGATTTCCCAATAACGCTTTATTGCTTTGTCCGAAAGACCATAGCCACCATAACATGTATTGTAGACAATTCGAACCATATCATTATTTGTCATTTTCTCTTTCCTCTTGTTCTTCGAGAAATTCCATATGATCTTCATATATTTGTTCTATTCCAGCATATTCAAATAAATCTTCTGGAATAAGATTCTTAAGAGCCTCTAGATCATCTATGTGATCATTATACTCAATCGGTTGATCGTCGCCATCCAAATAATCACCAACAAAACACACTCCTGGCTCATGGTATTTGGCTTGTACCGACCATCCCTTTTCAGTCAGATAATCATACAACGCAATAGGTGGGCACCATGCAGTATCGAAACTGATAAAAACAGTTGATTCGTCCATTTGCTCATAGTGAGAAATAGTGGCATCCCACTTGGTGCCCCAATTGTCAACATTCCATTGATACCAGTTGTCTTCCTGATTCTTGGGACGTTTGCGAAGATGTTGAAACAACGCAACATCCTTACCCTTGAGGTATTTCATAAGAGAAGCAATCTTCTTGCTGTTCTTATGGCTCAATGTTACAGAATTATAGCACCAATTTGGCATTGTAGTCTCCTTACCACCAGCTGTAATAGTAAACGCAATCACCTTCAGAGATAACCTGACGTGCTTTTTCTATAAAGCCGAGATCACCCTCTTTCGAGTCATCATCAGGTGGGTAGTTACCAAAGAAGAATCCAGTAGTTGCTGGAAGTTTATTGTCCTTAACATCATTCTCTAATGCGTCAAGGTCTTCCGATGTCAATCGAACATGTTCACAATTGAAATCTTCCGTTCCACCTTTCTCATGATAGAGATTTTGCATCCAACCATGGAGATCATGATGCTTGCGCCAGTAGTAAATTTCTTCTTCATGCAAAGAAGATCCCTCTGCGTCTTTCTTAACTTCAGTTTCACTGATCGCATTCTCTTTTTGAACACGAAATGCATACATATCTAAACCCATGATTAAACTCCTTTCAAACAAGTAGCACGAGCGAGATTCTTCCAGTTATTAGGATTAATCTCAACCAAATTAGCCAATTTCAAAACCATTCGCAAAGACAACTCGCGCAAACGAGTCTTGTTTTCTTGAATGTAGTCAAGCACGTCATTTTCTTGCTCAACAGTAAAACCCTGCGAACGCAACATGCCATGCTCACGCACAACTTGCTTGATGCGCACGATGTAATCTTCAGCAGTCTTCATGCCGAGATCTAGATAATGCGAGCGAGAGACCAGCGCCTCAAAGTGCGGAGCCAGTTTAGAACCACGCTCAATCATATCGTCAAAATCGTAGTTAGTAATGAAAATGATAGAACCCTCGAACTCGAAGTTGCGAGGCATGCGCTCACCCTCTTCGTCTTCCATCTTAGTTTCGGTGAGCCAATGAAGCATGCGCTTCTTGGTAGTATCACACGCAGCTTTGAGAAGATTCAAAGAAACGTCATCGTTGAAAATAGAATCAGCATCGTCGAACACGACAACAGAATTAGGATGACGGAATTCATACAGAGTCTTATACAAACCAGTCGGTCGTACATAACCCTTGATGACGGTAGAATAAACGTGCTTGGCGTCACCGAGGATCTGACCAACGTTGTAAGACTTACCAACACCAGGAGGTCCAGAGATAATCATCGCACGATTCTTACCAGACACAGTAGCATTTACCATCGCACACTGTGAATTGAATCGCTCAGACAAACGCTCAGCGATTTCGGCTTCAGATTCTTGCTTAACAGCAATTTTAACAACATTGAGATTCTTAGTAAGACGAGAAGAAGCAAGACGTTTCGCAGTCATACGGAAACCATTTTTTGGTACGCCGCGTGGCATATATAATCCCTCCATTCGATAAGACTATTATATACCACTCTTATTAAAAAGGCAAACATGAAAAACATAATGGAATCAATGACTTACAGATCTTATTGGACGTCCTAAAATCGGCATGGAGGGGTCTTATTTTAACCCCTATTATTAGCCAAGAGCATCATAATGTCATAAGCTGCATCATGATCAGGAGAATGCTTCAATACTACATCTTTATTGAATCCTGGAACCGAGCAATAACCACCCGATGCGTCTTCGCACAACAGATCAACAGCTGTCCTGACGTCACGCCAGTTATTAAATGGGATGACCAATTCATTATGTACTTGTTTAGACAAACTGTCAATTGTGACCTGATCTAAAGAACCACGAGACCAAAAGATTACATCTTTGTTCTCTTTTGCTATTAAAGACAACCCTGCCTTATTCTTCAAATAGGTGAGACCTGTCGCAGCATCAACATCTCGTTTCTTATCTTTTTTGAAACTTTTATCTTTTACGAGATCACATTGTTTCTGCCACCATTCCATAGTTGACTGTTCAGCAGTTCTATGTAATTCTCTTAATTGTTGTTCAACATCAAATTTAACAAAGATAGCACGTTCTAATAGTTCTTCGTAGACTGGCTTTTCATTTAATTCAAATGGAATAAGTGCCGCCGACAGAATAACAGCAGTTGATTCTGTCCCGAGCGTCTCTACATCGAAGCAAAAGTTTCTCATTTTGTATTCTCTGCTATTCTTTTATATTCTGCCATTGTTGGGTGCGTGCCATCATTTGCTGTCTTATCAATTGTAATGTATTTGTCATGACTTTCAAACGCGACACCTTGTACAATTTCTTTATTGTTCTTGGCTGGAATTATCCACACAATCTTAGTTGCCTTTGTTCTGTCTCTGATTGCCAATAATTCTTTCTCAGTATTCATCAAACGATCATTGGTGCCGAGACTTATGATTACAGTCTCAGCTTCAATGTTCAAATTCTTATTTGTTACATTCCAGTTATGCGATGTGATGCCAACTTTAGCATGTACTTCACATTCATGTCTATAATTAGCAACACCGACAGCAATACTGTCGCCAATGATCATACATTCTATCATAATAAATTCTTTATAATTTTGAGTATAAATGCAATCAAATAACTGCCACCAAATGTGATAGTTATTGCAGCAAAAAACTGCGCGAGAGGATTAAGATTTTTCATTGCTATCTTTCTTAACATACATATATTCAAAACTCAAACGATTTGGAGAAGCCTGTTTAGACAACTGACGAACAACCTCATTAATGAGTTCTTTCGATTCGCGATCTCTTTTATGTTTTCGATACATCTCAAACAAATTAATTTTTTGAAAAAACTCATGTAATCTCATACATTTTCCTTTTTCTCATTCTCATCAGTCAATTTCTTGATCAATGCACTTTGTTCTTTAACTCTTACTCTCAGTTCTTTTAATTCTTCTCTATCTGATTGCTGCCGCATCTTTTCTTCATGCGTTCTCATAGAATAAGGATAGTATCGTAAAACCTCATTGAAGAAAGCATTCTGTTCTTTTGTTGCTGCCAGTTGTTGTTTCAACTTGCGAATCTTCTTCTCAAGTCTTCCAATTCTAACAACTTCGGGCGTTGGCTTTTCCATTTCTCTTTTTCCTTTTCGATTTTTTGGCTAGACCATCAGCGAATCCAGATCTCCAACTTTCTGCTTTCTGAAAATCCTCAGAGTGCGGACGATCCTTTAGATAAGGATTGTATCCATAATCTGTGTCTGTATTCATAGCAGCTTTCAATCCTTCTAGATATTCATTCGCTAAGATTTTACCAGCTTGTTGTTTCTTTCTTGCCATATTACTTCTTTGGTAATTTGGTTGAAACAAGAGCACCAATGATTCCAACAGCGATAACAATTAATAATACGTTCATTATTCAACTCCAAAATGATACTTCAAAATACTACCACGGCTAACAAATGGATGATCAGCATCCTTGTCCATAATATAAGCACATTCACGAACAATCAACTCGGCGAACTTGGATAGAACCTTTTCCCACTTGTCACGATCCTTGCCAAGAGCATAGACATCAATATGGCTTTCCCTTTCAAATTTTCTAATTAGTTCGTTCATACTTTATTGATCTCAGTGAAATCACCATTTGTTCTTACGTTCCAAGTCGTATTGCATTTATGACAAGACACGCTGTAAGATGTCCAGTTACGATCAGGATTAGTATTATTCCCATGTTTATCATAACGTGGAGGATAATTCACCATTGTTTTCGATTTCACACTTTCTGCGAAGGAACACTCATCTTGACAATCAGGGTTGGGGTTTATGAACATTTTTCTCTATTCTCCATCCAAGTTTATACATTGCAAATTTAATCTGATGATCAAATCTAATTGGTTCATGATCAGGATTTGCCATGTTCTCACCAAAGATCTCCATCATCTTAGCATGTAACTGTGCTACTTGCTCCTCAGTCATTTTTTAGAAACTCAGGTAACTGTTGATCTTTATGGACAATCTTTGGTTGTGTCTTTATAAAATCTTCCAGTTCTTTTACTCGATTCTCAACCACAGTCAATTGATTCATAACTGAAAGCAGTTTTGATTCTAAACTCTTATGTTCAAGTAATGTTACTATTGACATCTCTATTTCCTTTGTCTGATAATTCTTCAATTTTATTGACAATATCTTCCATCTTTTTTAAAACTTCAGCTGCATCTTCTTCAGATTTGAATGAAACAAGTGTATTCAATAATTGTTTGTACTCACCCAACAATTTTAAAACCTGTTCAGCTTTGGGATTACTCACGATGCTAATGCCTGTTCAACATGTTTACACTTACGTCTAAACTGAAAGCCAGAGCAGGTACAGGTTTTCTTATCAGGGTCAACGAAATATGTGTTGCCTTTGCTGCCTGTAATCTTAATCAGATTGCTTTTGGTTTCTTCAATCTTAAACGGATGATCCTTGACCTCAACAAATTTGCGATATCGTTTGTCTATACGTGCTCGGTGTTTAGAATATATTGGCTCACCCTCGCCCCATTTCTGATAGGCAACAACTCTGTCGCCATCAAGCAAATAGACATGGTTGGGCTGTTTACCCTCCATATTCCAAACTGTAATTTCTTTTACAACCACCATACAACTATTATACTCCACTCATTTGTAAAAGTAAAGTCATTAAACAGCCACCGCAAAACCTGAATCGGACTTCTTAGCGCGACCCTTCGCTTTCAAACCAACCACAACACCTTTGGGGTCAAGAAAACGAAGATCGCTCTCGTCACCATTGATCACAGGATAACCCTCATAACCAACAGGCAATTGCTTGTTCTTGAAGACCACAGCATAATTCATGCCGCGACCATAGTTCTCCTGCGCTTTCAGCCAGAAAGTATAAAATTCATTGCGAGCGGACACAGAGAATGTCAGGTGATAGTTGTCAATATGCTTGACGCGACGATTCGGGATTTTGCTGTAATCATAGAAGAAAATATGTTCGAACACATCAAAGATGTTCGCAGATGACGTTTCGTACACAGGCACATCTTCCCAACGAATGTCGGAAGTGCCATTCAATCGAACAACAAGAGTGAGACCTTTCTTTTGCGCTTTGATATAAGCAGCTTCGATCTCTTTGACTAATTGATGCATGAAGCCAGC